GATGACTCGCTAGTAGTCGAAGGCTATGCCAGCAATTTCGACGTAGAATATGATTTAGGATATTTCAAAGAGTCCGTAGCACGCGGCGCGTTTGACGACGTTATGCAGGACGATGTGAGATTCTTGCTAAACCATACCGGCGCACCATTGGCACGAACGACGAACGGCACGCTAGAATTGAGCGTTGACGAAACCGGTTTAAAGTACAGGGCCGCACTTGCTGACACGCAAGACGGGCGCGACCTTTACAAGCTGATTAAGCGCGGCGACATCACGCAAAGTTCGTTTGCCTTTACCATTGACAACGACGAATGGAGCGAAGACCGCAGCACGCGAACAATTACAAAAATCGGGCGTTTGCTTGATACGTCGGCAGTAACCTACCCAGCATCACCAAGCACAACGGTAGCAGCGCGAAACATGGCAGCGGCGGCGCAGGAAGCGGAGGAATTGAAAAGCGAACAGGTAGCAGCAGAACCAGAAACGGAGGAGCGCGCAGAACCTGAAAATATAAAAACCGAAGAGCGTAACTTTACGCCACAACAACGAAATAATTTTTCAAATATGACTTTAAACGATTTAAAAGGCCAGCGTTCTGCGCACTACGAGGAATTCGTAGCAGTAGGCCAAAAGGCGGACTCAGAAGGCCGCGTATTAACTGAAGCAGAGCAAGAGCGATGTGACAAGCTCGATAACATGATCCAAGATTTGGACGTGAAGATCAAGCACAAGACACGGGAGCAGGAAATGGTAGCACGCATGGCGCAAACAGGAAGCGCAGGCGCATCAGAGCAGCGCGAAGTTGAGCGCGTAAACGGTTCTTTTTCCCTAAGCCGTGCGGTAGCTGCCGTTGCAAACGGTCGAAACTTGGAAGGTGCAGAAGCAGAATGGGCAAGTGAGGCAACCAAAGAAGCACGCTCACAGGGCTTGCAGATGGCTGGACAGATTGCAATTCCTTCAATCGCTTTGCGTGCTGGAGGTGCTGACGACTTCCAAGCAGGAAGCGGCGACGGTTCTGGATTCGTTCCAACTGTGGTACCTGCTGCAATCGAAGCATTGCGAGCGCCAACGGTACTCGAAGGACTCGGCACAACTGTAATTCGAAACGCTACAGGTAACTTGCAGTTTCCACGCGTGAGCGCGAAGGCCGCAGGTACAGGAGAAACAGAAGTTTCAGCCGATGCAGCTTCAGGAATGGAGATGGATGAATTGTCATTGACTCCTACACGTGTAGCAGCAAACACCAAGTACAGCAAACAATTAATTTTGCAGGGAGGTGCTGAAGTTGATACATTAATTGCAAACGAGTTGGCCGCCGCTATGAATGCATTTGTAGATGATTACGCATTCGACGCTATTATGGCATCGTCTGACGTAGATATTTACAACACTGGTGACGTTGCTTTGTCCTCGACAGTAGCAAACGCAATGGAAGCCGCAGTACTTGCAGCAGGTGGAAACCTCGGAGGCGCTTCGTACGTTATGAGCCCACAGGCTTACTTGCTTTCTAAGTCATTGGCACAGGTTGCAGACGTCAATGCACTTTGGGAGAACGGCCAGTTTAATATGTACAACGCAGTTGCTACACCTTACTTGGTAAATGATACGCTTGACGCAACCGGAACAGGTGGAAGAATGATTTTTGGAAACTTTGCACAGGGCGGTTTGCTCGCGTATTTTGGAGGCATTGACATATTAATTGATCAATATTCTAACGCGTCAACTGCACAGATTGCTTTGCACGTAAACCGATTCTTTGACTTTGGTATCCGCCAAGGCGGCGCATTGAGCCGAGCGGTAAAGCTCTCATAATTTGTTCGAGTATAGTTTAACAAGAAAGAGGGGCTTCGGTCCCTCTTTTTTTTGTCCGTATTTTAGCGACATGATGACCGTAGAAATAACAGGCACGCCCGACCTCAATAGCATTATCACCGTGGCACAGCTTAAAGAGCATTTGCGCGTTGACCATACAGACGAAGACACGTTAATTGAAGCCTACCGAGATGCAGCAATTGCATGGATCGAAGATTATTGCAACACGCGACTGGGCGACGTGAGCGCCGTGGGTTATATGGATTATTTTTATAACGTCCGTTTTCCAATTGGCCCAGTTAATTCGATTGCTTCCGTGACCTATACAGACACGGCAAACCAAACCGCTACGCTACCAACGGCGAAATATTGGTTCGACATAAAAACAAAAGCGACACGCATGACGTTTGACAATGTGCCGGATCTTTACGACGACACTTTCAACGCTGTGCAAATTAATATGAACGTAGGGTACGCGGAAGCCGATATACCGCAGCCGTTTATAACTGCCATTCGCTGGATGGTCGCACACCTTTACGAACAAAGGCAGCCCATTATTTCCGGATCGCTTTTAACCATGTTGCCAATTGGACTTTATGCAATCCTAAATCCTTACCGCGTAATTACTTCAGTATGAGGATAGGGCTAAGTGATCGGCGCGTGGAAGTACAGAGATACACCACCACAACAAATACATATGGCGAACGTCAGTTAAATTGGGCAACGTATATAACTGTATGGGCGGAGCTTATGAAAACGGGGATCAGCATGGACGAAAATATCACAGGTAATCAAGATATGCCGGTGCAGCGTCTGCGCTTTAAGATTCGAAGCAGCACCGACAGCCGAGCGATTAACCCAGCGGACCGAGTAATTTATAACTCGAATACATACACCATTCAAGGCATCGAGGAGGTAGGACGTAACGACCAATTGATATTGCTTTGCGAAATAACTGGAACACATGGCACAGGGGTCACTTGAGGGTAAAGGCGGCGGTATAGGTTTCGAAGGCATTGGCGCAGATATCAAACCGCTATTGCAACAGTTTGAAGCAATGCGCAAAGAGATAAACCAAAAAAACGTACAGCGCCGAATTCACAGAGCCGCAGGTAAGTTGTTTAAGGATGAGATGGTTAGAAATATCCAAGACGCTGACGAGGTGGTACGCATTCGCAGGGGCAAAGCGAAGCCGTTAGATATTCCAATTGGTACGCTTAACCGGTCGGTGCGCGTTTGGTTAATTGACAAGCAGCAAAATGCGTATTGGGTGGGGCCGCGAGTAGGTAAAAAAATGCCATTGCGATCGGATGGCTGGTTTGCAAATATTGTCGAGGGCGGCGATCAGAGTTTCGGCGTGGGAAGAAATAAAGGCGTATTTGCACGCTCTATAAAGAACAAGCGCAACGCCGCCGAGCAACTTATGATTAAGAAGTACAAAAACGCGATTGATAAAGCGGTAAAGGCAAAAGCAAAAACAACGAAAAAATGAACGCAGGAAAAGCAGTATATGGAATACTAAGCACGAACGCGGAAGTAACTGCGATTGTTGGCACTAAAATATTTCCGGAAGTAGCAGAGCAGGAGACCGCGTTACCTCTGATCGTTTACCAGCTGCAAAGCGTAGCGCCTGAAGATACGCACGACGGACCGAGTAAGCTCGATGAGGTACGCTTTGAGTTTCTGTGTTATGCCGATACGTACAATGGCGCGGCAGATTTAGGAGACAAGGTGCGGGGCGCTTTGGATCGCGTAAGCGGCACTTACAACGCTGTAAACGTGGAAAGCGTGCAGTTCAATGACGTGGATATTGACGTAATTGATGCGCCACGGCGTTACGGTCAATCTCTCACCTTTACGTTTCGTATTAAGCGCGATGATGTGGAAATAGCGCAAGGCACGCCGGTAACGGGCGCAATGCTTGGCGATCTTTACAACGTCGATGTTGCAGGCGTTACGGATAATCAAATATTGAGTTACGACGCTGCAACGGGCAACTGGGTACCGGCGGATGACGCGGGCGGCTTGGTGGACAGCGTGAACGGCTTGACGGGCACGGTTATATTGAACTTCGATGATTTAAACGACGTTGATACGGGCACGCCTAGCGACGGGCAACTAATTGCATACCAGCAAGGCGAATGGGTTACGATTGACCAAGACGAAATACACATTCCCATTAACAGCGTTACGGGCTTACAAACCGAACTGAATACGATACCGACCGATTTAAGCGACTTAAACGACGTTTCAATAGTTGGCACGCCGGCAGCAAACCAAGCGCTTATATACGACGCGACAGCGAACGCATTTAAATCGCAGGTGAGTTATACGAACCGTTTCGAAGATGAGGTGGAAATTGGTAAAGAAATGCCTACGATATTTGCCGAACGTGCTTACTCGGTAAAGTCGGAGGGCGACGGCATTTTCAACGACCCCGAAAGCGACACGCCAGCGGCGGGCAAAGTAATCGTGCGGAAGATTTACCATAAAGCCGGATTCATTACAGACGCTGACGTAATCGGGGACTATACTTTAATTCATACGTTTGCCGATGATACCGCTTACGCCGATACCGTTGCCACGTTCGAAGGATTCCGCGACGGCAATACATACGGAACGCCGCCGTTCACGTTGCTTCAAACGTGGGAAGAGGTAGC